TCCCACAGCACGGCGACAAGGGCATGAAGGGGGGCGTTCGCAAGCAGCGAGCCGCTTCCGGAGGCGCCGGATCAACCAAGAAGCGTAAGGGACTCTCTCGCAAGCAGAAAGCCGCTATTGCCGGGGTTCTCGGCACTGCGGCTGCCGCTGGTGCCGGGGACTACCTGCACAAGTCGGGCAAGGGCAAGAAGATTGCTGCTCTGGCTAAGAAAGGCGCAGCCTCCGCTAAGAGTGCTGCCCAGGGTAAGGGCCGTAATCTCGGCGCACAGGCTCGAGTCAAGAAGGCCCAGGCCAAGCGATTCGCGAAGTCTCAGTCTGCCAACGTTAAGGGTGTGGCCGAGAAGCTGAAAACTACCAAGGCAGGCAAGTACGCCGAGGCTACTCGACTCGCCGCTAACGCCGCCGCGTTCAAGACAGCCAACGCTGCTAAGGGTGCTGGTTATGGAGCCAAGCGTCAGGCTTGGAAGGCTGGTAATAAGGCGCGCAAGGCTGCTGCAGGTGGCGCCAGCGGTGTGAAGTCTGCTGCTGGTATGGCTGCGCGTTCGGCTAAGTCTGCAGCAGGAGCAGCCAAATCCAAGGTCGGCAAGAAGGCTCCGGGTAAGGCGCTTTCGACTCATGTTGTCCAACCGGGTAAGGGCGTTGGTTACAGGAAGCTTGCCACCAGTGGAACCAAGGTTGTTCGCGGGCAGGGCGACGCGGCTAAGAAACTAGCTAAGGTCGCTGTCGCCGGAGTTGGCGCGCAAGCGGCTGTGAACGTGGCTGGGGCGGCTGGAGCCCGGGCGCTCAACAAGAAGCTCAATGGCGGCAAGAAGAGCGGAACCTCAAAGAAGCGCCGCCGCTGACCATGTTGTCCAATACCGCTACCCCGCGATATTACGCTGAGTTCAGAGACGATGTCCTCGCAGGCCGAATTCCGATCTGCAAGGAGATCGAGATGGAGATGAACCGGATCGATGATCGGATTCGCAATCCCGGCTTTTATTACGATAGCGACGCTGTGGAGGGGTTCATCCGCTTCGCGGAAGCGGAGATGACTCTAACCGACGGATCCGATCTTCGACTCCTACCGAGCTTCAAACTCTGGGCTGAGCAGATCTTCGGATGGTGGATCTTCACCGAGCGATCAGTCTATGTCCCTAACAAGACGACGGCTGGCGGCCACTTCGAGAAACGCCGGGTGAAGCAGCGCCTCATCAACAAGCAGTACATCATCGTCGCCCGAGGCGGGGCGAAGTCTCTGTATGAAACCCTCCTTCAAGCCTATTTCCTCACGATCGACACGTCGACCACTCACCAAGTGACGACGGCGCCGACGATGAAGCAGGCCGAAGAGGTCATGCAGCCCTTCCGCACCGCCATCACAAGGGCCAAGGGTCCCCTGTTCGATTTCATGACTCAGGGGTCTCTCCAGAACACGACCGGCAGCCGCGCGCTCAGGCAGAAGCTCGTCCCCACCAAGAAGGGGATCGAGAACTTCATGACCAACAGTCTGCTCGAGGTTCGACCCATGTCGATCGATAAGCTCCAGGGCCTTCGCACCAAGATGAACACGGTGGACGAGTGGCTCTCGGGCGATATTCGTGAAGACGTGGTCGGCGCCATTGAGCAGGGCGCGTCCAAGGTCGACGACTGGCTTATCTTGGCAGTATCCTCCGAGGGTACCGTCAGGAACTCGGCCGGCGACAACATGAAGATGGAGCTCCTCAACATTCTTCGAGGGGAGTACTCGGATCCCCATACTTCCATCTTCTACTACAGGCTCGATGACCTCAAGGAGGTCGGGGATCCGTCGACCTGGTTGAAGGCTCAGCCAAATCTCGGGGCCACCGTCTCCTACGAGACATATCAGCGAGACGTCGAACGGGCGGAGCATGTACCTGCGGCTAGGAACGACATCCTGGCCAAGAGGTTCGGCATTCCCATGGAGGGGTACACGTACTTCTTCACCTACGAGGAGACCCTGCGGCACAACCGTCAGGACTTCTGGGGTATGCCTTGCTCTATCGGCGTCGACCTGTCGCAGGGCGATGACTTCACCGCCTTCACATTCTTGTTCCCCCTCAGCCGGGGCAGGTTTGGCGTCAAGACACGCTGCTACATTTCTGAGCGCACTATGCTGCGCCTTCCGGGAGCCACTCGTCAGAAGTACGAGGAATTCCTACAGGAGGGCTCCCTCATGGTGCTCGAGGGCACGGTTCTTGACATGATGAACGTCTACGAAGACCTCGAGGCGTTCATTGCAGACTGCGAGTACGACGTGCGCTGCCTGGGCTTCGACCCGTACAACGCCAAAGAGTTCGTGACCCGCTGGGAGAACGAGAACGGACCGTTCGGCATCGAGAAGGTGATCCAGGGAGCCCGGACCGAGTCTGTGCCCCTTGGCGAGATCAAGGACATGGCAGAGGATCGCAAGCTCCTCTTCGACCAATCCATGATGACCTTCACGATGGGGAACGCCATCACCCTGGAGGACACCAACGGGAACCGCAAGCTCCTGAAGGCCCGACGGGAGAACAAGATCGACTCGGTCGCCGCCCTGATGGACGCCTGGGTCGCTTACAAACTCAACAAGGACATGTTCGACTAGGAGGTGAAGGACATAGGACTGCGAGATAGACTACAGCACGCCTACAACGCCTTCACTGGCAGGGACGTCGACCGATCGAACCTCGGTCCTTCCTACAGCGTACGGGCCGACCGGCTCGCGCTTGGATGGACGGCCGACAAGTCGATCATCTCATCGCTGTTCAACATGATCGCTATCGACGTGTCCGCCACGCCGATCCGACATGTTGACACAGCTCAAAATGGAACGTTTGTTGGTGTTCGGCGGTCAGCCCTGAACGACTGCCTGATGCTGGAGCCCAACATCGATCAGAGCGGCCGGGCCTTCATCCAGGATGCCGTGCTGTCCCTTTTCGATGAGGGCGTCATCGCAATCGTTCCGGTCGAGTCAGACCTGGACCCGAGGACCAACAACAGCTTCGACATTAAGCAACTGCGAGTTGGGCGGATCACTCAGTGGTTTCCCGAACAGGTCGAGGTTGAGGTCTACAACCAGGCTCGCTCAACCAAGCAACGGGTGATCCTGCCGAAGCGCACCGTCGCCATCATCGAGAATCCTCTCTATGAGGTGATGAACAAGCCGAACTCGACCCTCAAGCGACTGAGCCGCAAGCTCTCCATGCTGGACCTGGCCGACGAGAAGACGTACACCGGAAAGTTGGACATCATCATCCAGCTCCCCTACGTCGTCAAGACCGAGGCCATGCGCCAGCGGGCGGAGAACCGCATCCAGTCTATCGAGGACCAGCTCGGTAAGGGCGGACACGGGATTGCCTACACCGACGGTTCCGAGAAGATTACTCAGCTGAACCGCCCGGCGGAGAACAACCTGCTCGATCAGATCAAGTTTCTCACCGCCGAGCTTATGAGTCGACTGGGGATATCGGAGGACGTCTTCAAGGGCACTGCGACAGAGATCGTCTGGACGCACTACTGGAACCGGGCTGTGGAGCCCGTACTCTCGGCGCTCGCCGACGGGATGAGCAAGGCCTTCCTCACGAAGACTGCGCGCACCCAGGGGCAGGCCGTTCAGTACATCCGCGATCCGTTCAAGAATGTTCCTCCGAGCCAGATCGTCACATCCCTGGATACCATGCTCAGGGACCAGGTCATCACGCCGAACGAGGCTCGCACGAGGATTGGCCTTCCGCCATCCCCGAACGAGCAGGCGGATCAGTTGCAGAACCCGAACATCAACCCGCAGATGGGTGACACCTCCCTGGACGGCGAGGGGGATATTCCGGACTCCGGTCCTGATGTTCAGTCAGTGCTCAGCATGCCGATGAGCCAAGTCAGAGGAGAAGGATGAAGTTCGACTTCAGTGGCTGGGCCACTAAGAACGACCTGACCTGCTCCGATGGGCGCACTATCAAGCATAATGCGTTCAAGGAGAATGACGGCCAGCGCGTGCCGCTTGTATGGCAGCATGGGCACAATGCCGTCGACAATGTTCTCGGGCATGCACTGCTCGAGAATCGGGATGAGGGTGTTTACGCCTACTGCGCGTTCAACGACACTCCTGGTGCGGATAACGCCAAGGAGCTCGTGAAGCACGGCGACGTCAAGGCTCTCTCGATCTACGCCAACCGCCTCGACCAGCGAGGTGGTGACGTTATTCACGGCAACATCGTCGAGGTTTCCATGGTCCTGTCTGGGGCCAACCCGGGAGCTTTGATCGACAACGTTGCTCTTGAGCACTCGGATGGTTCATGGACCGAGTCCGAGGATGAGGCCGTCATTTATTCCGGTCTCACGCTCTCGCACGATTCCGGAGAAACAACGGAGGACACAGAATCCATGGACGAAGACGAGGTTTACGACGAGGACGACCTCACGGTCGCCGATGTCCTCGAGACCCTCGACGATGACCAGCGTCTGGCTGTTGCAGCCCTTATCGAGGAGATCAGCGGTGACGTTGACGACGAGGATGAGGACTTCGATGAGGACTATGACGACGAAGACTACGATGAGGACGCCGAGCACGGCGACTTCGGGGGTGATACTCTGATGCATTCCAACATCTTCGAGGGCGACGCGCTGCACAGCGTTGGGCCTCGACTCTCTCACGCTGATGAGGAGCAGATCTTCGCCGAGGCTCGCCAGCCCGGCATGACGCTCCGCACCGCTGTCCTGGCTCACGCCGCGGACTACGGTATCAAGAACCCGGAGCTGCTGTTTCCGGACGCCACCAACCTGGACCCGGAGCCCCAGCGCATCATGCGCGAGAACTCTTGGGTTTCCAAGGTTCTCCAGGGGGCCAAGCACTCGCCGTTCTCCCGTGTCAAGACCCAGTGGTCCAACCTGACCGCTGACGACCTGCGGGCCAAGGGCTACGTCAAGGCCAGTCGCAAGAAGGACGTCGTCTACGAGGTCGCCAACCGGAAGACCGAGCCGACGACCGTTTACAACAAGACGAAGATCGACCGTGACGATGTCCTCGACATCACCACGTTCAACGTCGTTGCCTGGATGCAGCAGAACCTGCGCCTGGCCCTCGAGGAGGAGCTCGCACGCGCCGTCCTGATTGGTGACGGCCGCGATGTGTCCAACCCCGACAAGATCAAGGAGAGCAACATCCGTCCGATCTGGAAGGATGACGAGCTGTTCTCCCACAAGGTCCTGATCGACAAGGACGCCAAGACCGCCGACATCATCGACGTCGTTCGCCGGTCCCGGAAGTTCTACAAGGGCTCCGGTTCTCCGGTCCTGTTCACCACGAACGGGTTCATCTGCGACATGCTCGAGATCAAGGACCACAACGAGCGCTACATTTACGAGACCCGGCAGGCCGTTGCCAACGCCCTGAACGTCTCGGACGTCATCGAGGTCGAGGTTATGGAGGGCGCCAAGCGCGAGGTCGGGGGTAAGACCCAGAACCTGCTCGGCATCATCGTCAACATGCAGGACTACACCCTGGGTGCGGACAAGGGCGGCGAGACCTCCTTCTTCGAGCAGTTCGACATCGACTTCAACCAGCAGAAGTACCTGCTGGAGGCTCGTTGCTCGGGCTCGCTGACGAAGTACAAGTCCGCGATCGTCATCGAGAAGGCTACGGCCTGATCTGGTCAAAATGGCAAGATTCTTCGGAAGCATAGGTTACGGGCATGCCGTCGAGACAACGCCGGGAGTGTTCGAGGACAAGATCACGGAGAGGGAGTACTACGGGGACGTGAATCGTTCCCAGAAGCAGTACGACAGTGAGCCGAAGGTTCTCCAGAATCTCCGGCTCAACAATGAGATCTCTATCGTGGCCGACTCCTACGCCGAGGAGAACTTCTTCGCCATCAAGTATGTGAGATGGATGGGGGCGCGCTGGGTCGTCACAAACGTGGAGGTCCGCCGCCCCCGTCTCATCCTCAACCTCGGAGAGGTGTACAATGGCCCAACGCCTTGAGTTCCATCAGAATCTCGTCGAAGCGCTGGGCTCTAGGAACGTCTACTTCCAACCCCCGGAGTCCGTCCAGCTCACCTACCCGTGCATCGTGTACGAACGGAGTCGAGCCGACTCGAAGTTCGGGGACAACACCAACTGGATGTACACGCCGCGTTATTCGGTAACCCTCATCAGCAGGAACCCCGACGAACCGGTTCTGGATGTCCTGGCAGACATGCCCATGTCCACCTTCGAGAGGCACTTCGTCTCGCACAACCTTCATCACGACGTGTTCAACATCTACCAAGGAGTATAGATGGCAGTCCTCACATGGGACGAGACGGGCAAGAAGTTCTATGAGACTGGTGTGGACCGTGGGGTCCTCTTCCCCGTCAACCCCGCCACTGGCGCTTACAGCAAGGGTGTCGCCTGGTCGGGTCTCACCAACGTGACTGAGACCCCGTCTGGTGCAGAGCAGACCGACCTGTACGCGGACAACATCAAGTACCTCTCTCTGACCTCGGCGGAGACGTTCGAGGGCAAGATCGAGGCCTACACCTACCCAGACGAGTGGCTACAGTGTGACGGCTCGGCTATTGTCGACAAGGTCGTCATCGGTCAGCAGGAGCGCTCCTCCTTCGGGCTGGCTTACCGCACCATCAAGGGCAACGACCAGCAGAAGAACAACTACGGCTACAAGCTGCACCTTCTGTATGGTCTGGCCGCCTCCCCCTCGGAGCGGTCCTACGGTACGATCAACGACTCCCCTGAGGCGATCACCTTCTCGTGGTCCTTCAAGGGCACCCCGGTGAACGTTACCGATCACAAGCCGACCTGTGTCGTTACCCTCGACTCCAGCGTCATCGGCAAGAACGGCATGACCGCCATCGAGAAGCTGATCTGGGGCGACGGCGCCAACGACGCCAAGCTCCCGACTCCTGACGAGGTCATCGCCGCCGTCAAGGCTGCTGGCTGACAACTCCCACGGACCCCGTGATACGCTCCGGGGTCCGTGGTGACCCCAGGGAGGAACGAATGCTGACGATTCACGTCGTCGGGGATGAGCTCTATGACGAGGATCGTAACGAGTTCATTAATGGATTTGAGGGCGACCTCGAGCTTGAGCACAGTCTCGTCGCTCTGTCAAAATGGGAGTCAAAGTGGCACATCCCATACATCGGCAACGAGAAGCTCACCGAAGAGCAGGTCTTGGACTACATCAAGTGCATGACTCTGAACGACGTCGACCCCGTCGTCTACTCGCACTTGTCCATGGACAACGTGAAACGGATCCGCGAGTACATCGAGGACTCGATGACGGCCACTACGTTCGTGGAAGCTGAGGGATCCAGCCCCAGCCGAAACACTATCACGTCAGAGCTGGTCTATTACTGGATGGTCGCTCTCCAGATTCCGTTCGAGTGCCAGCACTGGCACCTTCATCGACTTCTCACACTCATTCGAGTGTGTAATGTCAAGAACCAACCCGACAAGAAGATGTCGACCGCCGCCACGCTTCGACAGAATCAGGCTCTGAACGCGGCGAGACGGGCCAAGTACAACTCAAGAGGTTAGTATGCCTGGTGTTACTCCTCTCCTCCATACCACGGTGCGTGGAGAGTCCAGTCCGTTCAGCACCGTCTACATCTCCCCCACCAACGGGGTCACTGACGCCTCGATCACACTGGGGTCTAACCCCGAGTTCGAGCTGGACGTCCCTTTCTACGAGGGATCAAAGGCCCTGGTGCGGGTCGTCCGAAAAGATGGTTCCTCGGACCAGAAGATGATCGACCTCAAGGAATCCATGCCCGAGAAGGTCGTCTGGTTCAACTCTAGGGCTGCTTCCGGATACGGGACGTTCGACACTGGCTGGAAGGAGATCACCAGCGGTGAGGGGGCGGGCTCCTACCAGTATCGGGTTATGGCTGGTACGGTCTACATCCGAATCAAGGGTGATGGCTGGCAGGGAGCCAACTTCAGCGGACCAATCAACACTGAGCGTCGGCTCGCAGACATCCCGGCGGCGTTCCAAGTGAAGACCCGAACCTGTTTCCCGCTCCCGAAGGGCGACGGAACCATTGACGGCTCCACTATCGAGGTTCGCCCCAACAACACGGTAGTCATGTGGATCAAGGCGGAAGGGAACAGGATCGTTCCTACGGTCTTCGCCCCCATCGAGAACTCCAACGGCTGAAAAGGTCAAAATGACTGTATCTCAATACGCAGCATCCTGCGCCAGGTATTACGCCGACGTCGCTGATGTCGGCTACTCGCAACCAGATCGCTGGACTTTCTACGACAGGTCCGACTGGGATGGCTGGCTCATCAATCCGCCCGCCAACGCCGACTGCTCGGCTCTCGTCGCAGGCTGTTACAACCTCGCGGCTCACCACGAGTGGGGCGAGCCGTTCACCGCCGGCTACTTCCCCAGGTCAACCTGGACCGGGTCGCTGCGGGAGGAGTGTCTTCAGCGCAACTTCGCCGACATCTCGGATTCCTGGACGGGCAACGAGCCCGATGGCGGCTTCGAGATCGGTGACATCGTATTGTCCGAGGCCGCTTCGGGAGGTCGGGGTCATGTCGCAATGGTGACTGGCCTCAACCCCACGATTCTGTCCGAGGCATGGATCGCCGAGGACGGAAGTATCGACGGGTACATGGGGGACCAGACCGGTAACGAGGTCCGATCCATTTACTACAATGACCACCCTTACACCCAGTCCGCATCCTGGACACACTGTCTGCGTCGACGGGACAACCACGGCAGCTCGGCCCCCTCGCATGCCGAGTCATCCTCTGGCACCTCCATTCAGCAGGCCGTTCTTCGCGCCGCTGATGCTACCGGGTGCCCCTGGTGGGCCGCTCTCGGTTGCCTCAAGGTGGAGACCGGCGAGGAGGGTGCCAACATCTACGGCCACGACGCCGGAGGTGCCTGCTCGGGCTGGGGTGAGGTCACGGAGCACAACTTCAAGAACTATTTCTGGCCCATCGTATCCGAGTGGGGTACCTCGAACGGAGTCGGTCCGCTTCAGATCACCTACAACGGGTATTTCATCAACGATCCCGACCGAGCCTGGTGGGATCCGCAGAAGTCGGCTGAGGTCGGCTGCTCCATCCTCAAGGGTCTTATCGACGCCGAGGGCGATTCCTATGAGGACCTCCGCCGTGTGGGGTCTCGCTACAACTCTGGGACCATGTATGGGTCCTACGAAGCGTACGGCGTGCCTTTCTCCGATGCATGCCGCTACTGGTACAACAAAGGCCGTCCGTCTCAGGACACGAGCGACGGCGGAGAGGAACTCGAAGTGTCATACGCAACCGATCTGCTTTCCGAGATCAAGGACCGCCTTGTCGAGGTTTCCGACCAGACTGGTGCTGGCATCGCCGGGCGTCGTTTCGACGGTCCCATCGTCGGCTGGCTGAAGGACGTCTCCTACAAGGAGGACCAGATCCTGAAGGCTCTCAACGAGATCAACACGAAGCTCGACGAGAAGAAGTGAGGCCACCGTGCCTTACTGTCACGTCAAAGGAGACATCCCCCCGTTCGCCACGCTGACAGTCGACCCCGATGACGGCCCCACCTACGTTGATACTGCCGGAGAGAACGGCAAGATCGATGGCATGGTGTGGTTTTTCCGCAGTACTAATGCTCGGCTCTTCCTGGATGACCAGGGTTGGCCCGCTACCAAAACGGTAACTCTGAGCGAGGACAACGTAGTCGACGTCACCATCAAGACCAATCGTCCAGCTGGTGGCGGAGGCGGCGGTAATGGGAATGTCCTGATCCTCGGTCGTGAGGAGCAGGTGCCTGCAGGTACTCCTCCGAACACCGTCATCGTACGAAAGGTCTGATCATGGCGTCTCCCATGAAGGGTATCGCGGTCTCCAAGAATCAGGACGAGAAACTCAGCGTTCCGTCAGCTGTTGGGGACTGGACGCTGCTCGTAGTGGGTGGCCAGTTCGGCACTATGCAGGATTGCACCCCGGCCGGGTGGACTGGTAAGTACGCCACAAGCGCCAAACTTCGCTCTTGCACCGTGGCCGTCAAAATGGTTGCTGATCCTGCCGACACCCAGAACGTGGTGTGGAAGTCACCGGACCCGGCTCACAACGGACGACATGTTGCGGCCCTCATGGTGTTTGACGGGGCCAAGGTCAAGAGTCTGGTACCCGGCACACCGGCAGAGAGTGCAGACAACTGGAAGAACGGACCATTTCCTCAGCTCACAGGGTTCGTGCAGCACGATGTGGCTACCAATCCCGTAGCGACTTTCCCGGAAAACGTCGAGTCGGTAACCAACGGTGCCTGGGGCAAGGACACAAAGACGTCCTGGTCGTCGATCGTCGTCGGATACGCTCAGTCGCCGTACGTTCCCCCAAGCGAAACCGGCGTGTGTGCCCTCTTCGGCGTCGACGTCCGGCTTAAGGAGCAGAATGACTCGCTCGATCCAACTCTCGCCGACGGGTCCAGGATTGGTGTCAATGTGTGGGACGGGACTCGGGAGACCCCGACGCTCACGATGCGCGCAATTCCCGAGGGCGCCAAGACGATCTCGGAGCTCCTCACGATTCCGCACTTCATTGTGGGGCATCGTGGCGGCTCCCAGTCCTGGCCCGAGCACACTGAGATCGGGTACACCCAGGCGGTCGACTACCACGCTCACGCGCTAGAATTTTCGGCCGCTCGGAGCAAGGACGGCGTCTGGTTCGGCTGCCATGATAAGAGTCTTTCGCGTCTCGTTCCGGCTCTAACCAAGAACGCGGACGAGTATACCTGGGCTGAGATCAAGGCCGCGGCGTCGAAGACCCAGTACATGCCGGCGACGATCGATTGGCTGATGGACACGTACTCCAAGAGTCACGTCATCGTCTTCGATCCGAAGTATAAACTCGGCGAGTGGCAGGCCGTGTGCGACATGTTCAAGGGCATGGAGCAGAAGGTCATACTCAAGTCCTACGGAGACTCCAAGTGGGCGTTCGACGGAATGCGAGCACGCGGGTTCAAGACCTGGGGGTATGCGTACGCCTCGGACACAACCAAGGAATGGTATCCGAACTTCCTCGCGGGGAAGGTCTGCGATATTCTGTCAATGGAGTTCAATGCGCCGCAGACCACATGGGATGCCCTGAAGGCTTCAGGTCTCCCGACAGTTGCGCATATTCCCGCCGACGCTGACCAGCTCAAAACTGGATGGTCACGGGGAGCCATGGGCGCCATCGTATCAGGTATCGCGGCCGCCCTTGAGAGGGCAGCATGAGTCCAGCGTTCACGCTGGAAATGGATTCGAGGATGGACACGGGAAAGTGGCTCGAGAGACTCAAAGAGGGCCGCTTCTTCGATTTCCTCGACGACTGCGGACAGGCCGGGGTGGCTGCGCTAGCTGCTGCTACTCCGGTCAGGTCCGGTTACACTGCATCTAGCTGGTCCTACGAGATCAAGCGGAGCAGAAATCGAGTCTCGTTGGTCTGGAACAACTCCCACGTGGAGCAGGGTGTCCCGATCGCAGTCATATTGCAATACGGGCATGGCACCAGGACCGGTGGCTATGTCCAGGGCGTGGATTATATAAATCCGGCGCTCAGGCCTATATTCGACAGCATCGTCAAGCAGCTTGAAAGCGCGGTGAGAGGCTAGTGGCGTCAATCGAGGAGCGGGTAGTCGCTCTTAAGTTCAACAACGGCCAATTCATGAACGGGGTTCAGGACTCCCTCAACGGAGTCAAGAAGCTCGAGGAGGGATTGGCATTCCGAGGCGGCGTTGAGGGGATCAATCAGGTCTCGGCAGCCGCCAAGAACCTTAATTTCTCGGAGGCCCAGGCGGGTATTGCCGAGACTACGAGCAAATTCTCGGCTCTCCAGTCGATTGCCTTCGGCGCACTCGCCAGCATCGGTGGAAAGATCGCCGAAATCGGCTCCTCGATGCTCTCGAGTTTCACGGTTCAGCCCCTTATCGATGGTATGAAGGAGTACGAGCTCCAGCTCAACTCTGTTCAGACCATTCTTGCCAACACTGCCCAGAAGGGCGAGACGATCCAGACCGTTAACGCTGCTCTGGACCAGCTGAACACTTACGCGGACCAGACCATCTATAACTTCGGCGAGATGACGTCCAACATCGGTAAGTTCACTGCTGCCGGTATTGGACTAGACGACTCAGTCGCGTCGATTAAGGGTCTGGCGAACTGGGCGGCCGTCGCTGGTGCCAACTCCGAGTCCACCTCGAGGGCTATGTATCAGCTTTCGCAGGCCATGGCCGCGGGAACGGTGAAGCTTCAGGACTGGATGTCCCTGGAGAACGCCGGCATCGCAACCAAGCAGTTCCAGGACCAGCTGATTCAGACAGCCAAGGTCCACGGCAAGAGCGTCGACGAAATGATCGCCAAGAACGGGTCGTTCAGGCTCTCCCTTCAAGAGGGATGGCTGACCCAGGAGATCATGATGGAGACGCTGAAGCAGATGGCCGGTGAGTACACCGACGAGCAGCTTCTCTCCATGGGTTACACCGAGGAGCAGGTCGCTCAGATCCAGGAACTGGCCAAGACCGGTATGTCTGCGGCTCAGGACATCAAGACGTTCTCGCAGTTGATGGGCGTTATCGGCGAGGAGCTCGGTTCGTCCTGGGCTCAGTCGTTCCGAATCATCTTCGGTGACTTCGAGCAGGCCAAGGAACTGTGGACCAAGGTCGGTGCATTCCTCACGGGTCCGAGTGGTGTCATCACACAGATGGGTAACGCCCGGAACGCCCTTCTTCAGGGCTGGGCTGACCTCGGCGGTAGGCAGAAGGTCCTCGAGGGCCTCGCTTCCCTGTTCCACGCCATGTGGGATCCGTTGCAGCGCATCGGTCAGGCGTTCTCGCAGGTCTTCAGCGGCCCGTCCGCCGAGGGTCTGTATGCGATGTCCGAGGCGTTCGCGAACTTCATGGCTAAGCTGGTCCCCAGTGAGGCCACTGTCGAGTCGATCGGTAACTACTTCGAGTCGTTCTTCCGAATTGTCAAAATAGGTGTACTGGTTCTCACCGACTTCGCCAAGGTGATCGGATGGATTGCTGGCGGAGCGCTCAAGGGACTGGGAGCCATCATTTCCAACCTTCGTGGCCACACCGCGGGTTGGTCTTGGAGTCTCCTGGAGAGCGTCGAGGCCGTTCAGAGTTGGTATGAAAGCCTGAATGTCGCCGAGAATGTTATCAAGGCCCTCATCTGGACAGGCCACGGTCTGAAGCGCATATGGAACAACTTCTCCGAGGGGTTCCACGACGAAATCACGCCCAGTCTTAGGCGCCTCAAGGAAGCCTGGGACGGTCTGTGGGAGGCTCTGAAGACTGCGGGCTCCAGTATCAAGGAATCCATAGTTGCCCCCTTCCGGGAGCTCAAGGAGAGCGCCCAGGAGGTCGGTCAGGCGCTCGGTATCACCAGTGATTCCACCGAGGAGGCTGGCGAGACTGCCGAAGCAAACGAGTCCAAGTTTACCAAGCTCAAGAACAAGATTGTCGACCTATTCGAGTCTGCCTACAAGAAGTCATATTTCTGGGGACAGCACCTGGCCGACCATCTTATTCCAGCGATCGACAAGCTCACCAGCTTCATCATCTGGCTGACTGAGTGCATCAACAAGCAGGCCATCGTCGTCAGCGACTGGTTGACTCCCAAGATGGAGCGACTGGCTGCACTTTACGATGAGGTGTCCACCAAGTTCAGCGAGTGGGCTGAGGCCATGCAGAACGGGCCCGATATTGCTTGGCTGTCGTCTCTTGGGGGTATTCTTTCGTCGTTTGGAGCTGGTGTCTGGGGTGTCCTCAAGAATCTGGCGACGCTGAACTTCGACTTCGACACTAAACCGTTCCATAAGGCGTTCAGCGACCTCAAGACGCTCATGGGTGAGTACGCCGAGTCTGTCAAGTACGGCTGGAGCACCACCAAGGAATTCATCGCCAACCTTGAGCTCAAGGATAAGGCTACGTCCGGGTGGCATAACTTCGTCAAGCTTATCCACGGCATCGGCAAGGTTCTGTCCACAGTTGGCCACTACGCCGTCATCGCCGCCAAGGCTCTCATCGAGCCGTTCAAGGGCGCATTTGCTGAGCTCAAGAACATGGCCGACAACGGCGACTATGGGGGCATATTCGACGCCATCCTCAAGACGGGCGCTCTGGTTACATTCCTCGCGATTGCCCGGAATGTTATCAACACCTTCAAGGAGTGGGGTAAAGCAGGATCCAACTTCGCCGGCATTCTCGGTAGCGTCAAGGACGTCATCGACGGGTTCAAGGAGTCGATGGAGGCTACGACCGCCAAGGTCAAGGCTACCACGATCCTTATTCTCGCTGGTGCCGTTCTCGTTCTGGCTGCCGCACTCTGGGTTGTCGCTCAGATCCCGGCTGGTAAGGTTGTAGCCGCTGGTGCTGCTCTATATTTCATGTTCAACATGCTCAAGAAGGCGGAGGACGAACTGTCCAGCGCCGGTGAAGGCAAGGACACGAAGGGGCTCGCTAAGCGAATGCTGGCGCTGGTCGTATTGGCCGGAGTCGCACTCCTACTGGGCAAGGCGCTGAACAACATCGGCACCATGGACTGGGATGATATCCTCAAGGGAACCCTTGGGCTCTTCGCAGTCATAAAGATGCTGATGATGGTGGCCGATACGACTACCAAGAAGAACAAGGATATCCTGGCGTTCGCTCTCACGGCGATTCCGCTTGGTATCGGCGTTATGCTCCTTGCCTATGCGGTCAAACCTCTTGGCGAGATGAGCTTGTCCGACCTGACACAGGGCGTTCTGGCACTTGGTCTTATCATGAAGATGATGACCATGATGTCACAGATGGGCACAGTCAAGATTAAGAAGGCCTCGGCATTCGCGTTCCTAGCGCTGGCATTTACCATGCGCCAGATAGCGAAAGTCCTGACCGAGATCGGCGAACTGTCCTGGGGCGACACGATCAAGGGCATCATAGCCATGGATATTTGCCTGGCGTCCTTGACGTTCACGGTCGAAAGACTCGGAAGTGACAAGCTCTCAGGCGGCAAGTCTCTTGTCGGGGCTCTAACGATCCTTGTCCTGGCGGCGACGCTTAAACTCATCGCCAGCGATATTGAGAGTTTCGCATCCATGCCATGGGGCGACTACCTCAAGGGTCTGGTCATGATGTCAGCGGCCCTGGCCGTTCTCGTGGGGATCAGC